TTACCACCTCCTCCACTATCATTGCTGACAGCAGGAGCAGTTGATACATTACTGCTAGATGATGAAGAAGATGAGGATACTACGTCATCATCATCATCATTATCATTATCTGAGCTTCCGCCGCCGCTAGTGCTATCACCCATGTTCTTTCTCCTCAGTTACATGCCAGTCACCTACATTCGGATAACTAGCAATTCGTTTACCCCGTTTGGCGTACACAGTTTTATATTCTGGATACGTCTTACCTAAATATTCTCTAGCGTGTTTTGCCACCTCAAGAACATCCTCTTTACCACCATTAGCGACCATATCTATTACCCAAAGCTGATCGCCTTTATCCCGTTTAAATGTTTCGACACCATACCATTTCATTGTTTCAGCCTCTTTTTCAGTAAAGAAACAATGCGTCATAAATCCTACTGGCTTTTCTTCGTCGTAAAAAACATGAAGTTTATCGTTATCGTAAGCGCTTACTAATCTGAACCAGAGATACTTAGACTTGTATTCACCATAAGTCGGACAAGTACCCCATACTTCCATAGCGTCACGCAATGCGTTAGCCAAATTAATATCCTTTCTTCATCCTACGTTTAACAGCTTCGTCAACATTAAAAAATTCCATCATCCCAGTTTTGGGGTTAAAAGAACCCGCTCCACCCATAGATGTTAAAAGTTTCTGAGTAAAAGGAGATGCGTGTATTATCATACTGTCGCCAAATCTTCCTTCATCTGCAACCTTCTCACCTGCGCTTTGCGCTGCTTTACGCTTCGCAATGGAAGTCCCAGTATTTGCACCAAATATTTCACTTGAAAAAGCCATCTTACACCTCTTGTTGTTTAATCGACACTACGTTTTTATTTTATTCAAGTCGTCCTTATTAAGCAGCAGCCGATGAAACGATTTCATTTGCTGTTTGTTTGATTGTATCTGTTACAGAATTTACACTATAAGCTGCACTATTCGCATTACCATCTGCTGTTCTTCTGGACATTTCTCTTTCTATCTCATCTATACGCTCAACGACCAATCTATATTGTGGTGTTCCCTGTTCGTATAAAAGAAGTTCCTCTTGTAAAGCAGCTAAAGATGATACGAGATCAGGAGTTGAATAGTTCTGAAACCTCTCTGCTGAAGCTACTCGACCCATAAAACCTGCATCTATAGTAGCATCACCAGAAGCACCCATATAAGCGAGCATGTTAGCAACGTCATTCATTACAGTATCGTAACCTTCTGGATTAGCTTCGTATGTGGCTTCTACGAAACCACTATCTTTATTTCCTACGACCAAAGCAATCTTCTGATCGTTTGTTAAATGAACCGTCATCTCACCTGCCATTGCGTCCATAACATTTGGATCAAGTTGACTAATCATTTGCTCTATTCCATTAGAAGCCTGTTCTGAAAAAGCGTATGCTTGTGCGCTCTGTTCTGACAAGGCTATATGAAATGGGCGAGCCTTTCTTGTGTATGTAGTAGTGGGTGTCGCTTGCCCGTCTACATAAGAATAGTTGAGAAGCTCCCTGCCATTTCTTGAGCTACTAAACTTGTTATAACCAAATGTACCTACAACGTCAGAGTATGTTAGACTTGGATCAACAACATTATTATTATCAGAAGTATCGTCACTTGTATTAGTAGTTGTACTTGTGTCATTGTTTGATGAAGTGTTGTTGCTTGAGCCACCACTACTACTACTTGTAGTTGTAGTTGTTGTTTGATTGCTTGACGTATTGTTTGAACCCCAACTCCACTCACCATCAGTCGTAAACATGGAGCCATCTTTATCGTCATCGAAATAATTATTAACCGCTTTACCCGCTAAAAAACCTACGGGGTTAGCGACCAAACCTACAACATTTAATGCTGTTCCAAAAGAAGTCTTACCTTTTACAAGTGCGTGGTCTGAAATTGCATACGATCCATTGGCTGTAAGAAAAGAACCATCCCCATCTACATCCATTGCACCCCATGCGTATTCGTCATTAACGCCCTCAACGATATTCATTTTCTGACCAAGCCAATTATAGGTATCACCAGTTGCCGTATCTGTGGTTGTCCACATTGACCCGTCGCCATCACGATCAAGACCTAAGAAAGAGTTGTTTCGGTTTTCCTCTCTTATTTCATCTGTTAATTCACCGGGGGCATATCTGCCTGTAAAGTCATCTTGATTTGTTGGTATAGTCGTAGAAGAGTTATTACTACTTCCGCTGCTCGAATTGGTAGAAGTATAAGTACCAGTAGAAACATTATACCTTTGCCCTTTTTCAGCATCACGCTGTTTGGCAAGTTCATTGACCTCGTTAGTCCACTCCCCACCACTATCTTTAAGAGCTTGGTTTAATTTTTCTTGAGTAGTATAAAATTCTAATAAACCCGTTTTCGGGTTTATTGTCCCTGCCCCTACTTTTGTCAGCATATCAACTTCTTCTGGTGTAACGTGTACAAGTTGGGTATCGCCATAACGACCCATGCCCTCAAGTGATTGGGCTATCTTACGAAGTTGATAATTGCTGAAGTTAGACATTTGTTATCACCGCTGCTACTGTTACTTCTAAATCTGTTACTGCTGTTGCAGATGTAACTGTAATAGCTATTTCACGAGAAACAGTTGTTGCATCTACAGCAATAGAGTTTGATAGGTTTTGTTCTGTAAGAGTAGAACTTGCGGCAACTATATCACCTAAGTTTAGTCCAGCTGCTTTTAGTTGAACATTACAAGTTCCAGATGTTGTTTTAACTGCTATAGCATCTAGTCTTACGTTTTGCTTAAAGGCTCTGGTAATTCGATAATCACCATTTGTAATAGAACCAAGTTCATTGATATAGAAACTTCTTGTTGCAAATGTGCTAGGCAACTGAGCAATAGGCATTTTACCAAAAGCGTCTAGTCCAGCTACACCATTCGCAGCACCAATCGAAGTCGTTGTTACGAGTGCAGATAAATCTACGTCCGAAAATTCCAGACCACCACCAGTAGAGTTTACTCGTAGAAACTGCAATGCGTTAGATGTAGTAAACGCAGGAATACCTGTATCTGGTGAAGTTAACAACCAACCTGTACCATTGTAAAACTTCAGTACGTTTGGTGAAGCTGCTGTATCAACCCACATATCTCCTGCATTTGCAGTAGTAGGCTGTGTAGGAGAAACATAAACTCGTCCTCTATTAGCTAACAAACCAGTTAGATTATTAACTTTTGATTGTGGGATTTCATCATCTGTAACAGCTAGCTTACCAAAAGGTATATAACCATTTGCATCTGTAAACTTTGCTTCAGTCATCAGACCAGATACACGAACCTGTGCTGTGTCTGCTACGATGATAAATGTAATCAAGTCACCTGCTGTTAAAGCGCTCGTAAACGTAATCGTAGAGTTTGCAGGTTGTTGCGTATAGTCGTTCGTTCCACCCGGTCTTTGCAAGATACCATTTCTATAAACCAAAACACTTTGGTCTGCTGTGTGAACGAATGGAAAAACAGCTTGTGCGGCAAGGGCTACAACTTCTGTTCTGTTGTATCCACTATCGTTTGCTGATTGAACTTTGTAGATTGTTACAACATCAGCTGCTGATGTTGCACTAGAAAGCGTAACTGTATCTGCTGTATGTGAATGAGTATATGTGCTTGTAGCCTGTAAAGCACCATTGATATAAATAACAATAGCATCAGCCACATCATGCTGATATGAAAAAACAGTTGTACCCGTAGGGTATTGTATCTGTCCGTTTACAGTTTGGTTTATAACAATGTCTTGACGTGCAGAAAATAAAGGCGCTCCGATAGTACCCGTATCAGAACCAGATGTACCTCGAATGTTTGCAAGAGTTGATAATGTATTCCAACCCTCTTGTGCGTCTACATATTCCCCAACTCTATATTGTAATCCCGCTGTTGTATCCAACCTCATTTCAACAAGTGACTTAACCTTACCTGTCGTGGTATCAAAAACCTTTGCCATTAATTCTGACAATGTATTATCCGCAATTTCTGCGCTGTTTAAATATCTTACAACATTCTCAATATCTGCCCCGATATTACCAGAGCTTGTGTGGTTGCCCGGATATAAAACCTTTAAACGAGCCATATCATTTCTCCTTGTGCATCAAAAACGCAAATGAAATTACAGTTACGTCGGTTTCAGTATCTTTTTCTTCAGTTCTAAATCTCAAGCGAACACCTCTAAAGTGTTGTTGAAATGGAAACGTATAATCTGATTGTAATGGACTATCACCCCAATGGTCGTCCCCCGTGAGACGATCTAGGTTACATTCTATAGTTGTCATCTCACGATCATCTTCATCCATAGCATCTATAAAGAAACGTCCTTTTCCTGTAGCTTGTACAATTAATGTATGACACCTCTTTGTTCCTATGAAATCACCAAGCCAAAGGATAGGTGTTTCCGCAATCATAGGCGATCTTCTCAAGGTGGCTAATCCCGTGTCTTGTAAAAAAGTTCTTTTAGTTGCTTCGTAAACTCCGTCTGCTGTTCCAAACATAAGACGACCACCTAAGAAGGTTCCACATCTAGGAAAAAGAGTATCGCCCAACTGAAAGTTCACTTTTTCGTATCCAGAACGGAAGTTCATACTAAGACGTATGGTTTGTCTGCCACCCTTACGAGGAAAGAATACGTGGTACGTTTGAGTATCTTGATCGTAGACAGCTTGTATGGAGGCTAATTCGTCAGTTGTTCTTACTAACTCCTGATACAAAACTTCTACTTCATCTGAGAGAGATGCCTCCGCAATAGTAAGACCATTCTGTTCTGATCTCATTAACGAGTGTATTCCTCGTCTTGAACAGAAGATTAAATCACTTCCTGCATTAACGATACTGCCATGACTAATGCAACCAATACGTAAATTAGCTCTACTATCTAACTGCCATTGCTCAAAGTCTGGGTCGATAATGTAAACAAGGGTCTGGTCTTTAGTAAAAACAGCGAGCCTATTTGCCTCAAAGGTTCCCATTCCTACAATCTCATCAGCAGTACCAATTAGATTAGATATGTCTATAAAACTAGCTTTGGTTACTTCTTCAGTAGGTGCTTCTTCTGCTAAAAAAATATCTGGATTATCTACACGACTAAACTCTAAGACAGTAGGACGATCCTTAAAACCTGCAACGCATAATCTTCTTTGAATAGGAACTCCAAAAGAAGGTTTGATGGATGTTGTTGATTTAGTAAACTCATAGCCATTATACCTATAAGTTACTTGGTCTGGTGAGAAAATATGTACCTCACCTTTAAAGTTAGTCATTGTAACTACGGCATCTTTACCATAAGCACTATCTACTCTGTGACCTCTATCAGATGTAAGATGAGTATTTGCATTATCTTCTTCAGCAAAGACAACACCCTCTCTATTAAAGAAACGAATAGATTTTACCGGGAAACGATTAGACCCTCTATGTAAATAAAAAGCAGGGTCACGAATTAACTGACCCCTATAATCAACAAAACAATTTTCAAGTTTCCAGAAGTTTTGTTCCTTCTGCGTTTCCATAGCCGCAATATCACGGCTTCGATCCACACCTCTAAAGCCATAATAAGTAGTCGCTTGCGATTTTATAGCAATAGGAGCGTAGGCTAGTCTTGTCATGTTGAAATCACAGTCTTGGTATCATCAGGATA